GTCCTCATATATCACAGTTTGCACCACAAAGGCAGAAATGTCTAGTTGCTTGCCTTTGGATGTCAGAATGATGGCATCTGTGACGTACTCACCAACTTTACTCAGTATTTCAGCCATTATAAACCTATCAATCTATTGAATTCTCTTTCCACTGCTGTCACATAGACAGGAGGTAGAACTTTAATGGTTCTCTTGGCATCATTCTGTTCAATTTCATGTTCCAGGTTGGTCACAGAAATGATGTTGGGGTTACCTGCATCATAATCCACAATGTATTCCAAGTCGGTATCATAGTAATGATGCACTCTGTTGGTGGGTAACGTCACAGAGGAAATAATCAATCCTGTGACTTCTGTGGTCAAGTTGCTGATGGTGGCAGATGTGGTCAATGGTTGAAATCCATTTTGTGACCTGATGTAGATGGTGTTGCCACTCTTGGATGAAACCACAAATTTTCCACCTGTGTTGGATTGCAATTCATCATTCACAGTGTAGGCAGCTCCGCTAGGCACCGTGATGACCATGTCATAGTTCATGTATACACGGTCTACCACTTGTCGTTCTTGAACAGGCCATTCTTTTCTAGGGTCAATGATGTTGTTCACCATGAGAATCATCCAATGATTGAATGGTGTGCCATAAAACTTTGTTGACACCAGTTCTGGAGTTTCGCCATCTAATACTAGGTATTTTTCCAAATACACAGAATTTTCATTGAACTTGTCGGACAAGGTGACACGACTGAAAATGTCACGCACCAAAAGAAACTTTTGATTCTGTGTTAAAGATAGATATGGAAATTTTTGAAAGTATGACATTAGTAGCCCTGTTCAATACGGTCAGCTGTAAGAATTTCCAATTCAGTGAATGAAAGTTGCAACGTCATTTCAGCAGGAGCTCCTGGCAATTCTCGGAACGTGGTGAAATCAGCCCCGCCGTATTCCACCTTCAAATCTGTTAACGCACAGCTGGCAATCTTGAACAGATGTGTGTTTTCTTGATTTCTGTAAAAGTATTGAATTTCAAATTCAGCAGGATATCCTAAGAACACACCACCTGTGGCTTGATTTCTGGTGGGATGCATGTACTTCTTGAAGGTCCTGATGATTTTCTGTACTTCATTGAATTCAGCTTCATTTTTAGGGAGAAACACATAACTGAATGTGAAGGTACGGAATCCCATGTTTTTAAACAATTGCACAGTGAATGGATTGATAGCCACACCTAATGAAGAAGAAGCTAACTCCTCTATACCTCCTAATATACCCAAAGGACTTTTATTTGCATTCTTCATGAAATATGCTGTTGCAGCAGGACCTGCACCTTTAATGGCAGTCATGGCACTTTCCACCAAGCGCTTCCCTCCGTCAACAAAATCACCTGCACCCAGTTCGCTTATAGCAGTACGAAGTCCTGCTGCAGCGTCCAAAAATGTTTTTGATGCCAAAGAACCTATGTCAGCATCTTTCCAATAGGCTTTGTATGATGCAGAAGGTTTGTCACTCATGTACAATGCCACAACATCTTTCAAATACACACGTTCACGATTTTCTGTGAGTGTTTCTATTCTGTCATCTTGAGATAAGACCCCCGCAGTGACCCCGCCCGCCCCCCCTCCAGTCCCAGTAGAAATAATACCAGCTTTTCCACCAAATGTGGTGGCAACTTTCTTCACGAAAGAAACACCGGCTTGTACACCACCTACAATCAATCCAGTTTCAAAAGCAATTTTCCCAGCTTGCACATTTAAATCAGGACGATGACTGTTGGAAACATCCACTTTGAATTTTCTGATTACTTCACGGTTAGGAACATCACCCAGTCTCTTGGTGATGAAAAACATGGTGTAATGAGGAAAGTCCAAGTTGGTTTGACCAATTTCACTGGGATAACGCATCACGTTGAAAGCTTGGGCGTAAGCGTTTTGCCGTTGGCTGGCTGCTTCGGCTGCTGCTCCGGCCGAATTTGCAGCTAGAGTCTGTCCTTGTGCTGCGCGTAAAGCTGTCACAGCATTCCTAAGCCTAGGAGAATCGCTGGCTGCATTAGGTGGGTTGGTCATAAATAGTCCTGTAAAAATTTTACCTGATTATTTATATGACTTATGTGAAAGACACCTACAAAGGAAGGTTCATCCCTACGAAACCTCAGAAATACATCGGGGACACCTCTAACATCATCTACAGAAGCAGTTATGAACTGAAATTCATGAAGTGGTGTGACATGAATTCATCTGTCCGCCGCTGGGCCAGTGAGGAAATTGTCATTCCCTACCTCAGTCCTGCTGACGGTGAAATGCACAGATATTTCGTGGATTTTTTCATAGAGGTGGTCACCAAAGATGGTGGCATAAAGAAATATCTGGTGGAGGTGAAACCCTACAGATACACTCAACCGCCCCAGGTCCCGAAAAGAAAAACCCAACGCTTCATCACGGAAGTGAAGCAATGGGGTGTGAACAATGCCAAGTGGGAGGCTGCAAAACGTTTTGCCATGCAGAACAACATGGAGTTCATGTTGATTACCGAGAAGGACTTACAAACTTCATATAAATAGTAGAGATATTTAAATCATTCCGGACATAGTGAATTTATCACCTTGTCAAGTAGTTGTCAAGCTCCTATTTCACCACTTATGCCTGTAAATCCCATCACCAAATTACGAGAAAGGGAAACTCCCACCAGTTCATTCCGATGGTATCAGGACATGATTCGGAAGCTGGGAGCATCCAACATCACCCCTCAGAAGGTGATGAGAAGTGATATAGGTGAACTGGTGACATCCGTGGTTTCTGGTAACATGTATCTGTTCATGTACGACCCGAAAACAGCAGAAAAATTACCATTCTACGACACTCTGCCAGTGGTGGTGATGTTCAGAAAAGTGCAAGATGGATTCTATGGGTTGAATCTGCATTATCTTCCACCCATGATGCGAATGAGATTGTTGGACAGAATGATGGAAGTGGTGAATGATGAAGCTCTGGGAGAAAACACCAAAATGATGGTGACCTGGAAGTTGTTGAGCAACGTCAGCAGATACCCAGGTGCCAACGTGGCAGTGAAACGGTATTTGTACAATCAAATCAGTTCCAGAATCATGAGAATCTATCCCAAGGACTGGAGAAAAACCATCATGTTGCCTATTGACAACTTTGAAAAAGCATCACGAAATCAAGTATTCAACGACTCACGGAGTAAGATGTAATGACCGTACAAATTCTTAGAAGAGCAGGAGTTCCAACACTGAATGATTTTCTAAGTTTTGTTAGATTGAACAATCTAGCCAGACAAGAAAGATTTTTTGCTGCTATCGCACCTCCAGGTACCTTAGAAGGAGGCTACTTAAATAGTGATGTACAGGTTTTGAATTTACTATGTGAACAAGCTGCACTACCTGGAAAAAACATCAACGTCAGAACTTTACGTGTTAATGGTATCAATGAGTATCGCGCCGGCACCATTGATTACGGAGGGGAAAGTATCACACTACAATTTCTAGTGGATGGAAGTTATCGTGTTCGAGACATCATGGAAAAATGGATGAACCGTTGTGTGAGCACAGACGACCCTTCCAGAAATGAAGTGGAGTTCTACAACAATTACATTGGCACCATCACTTTGCATGCCTTGATGCCTGCGGGTATTCCAGGCGAGGCATTGTTCAACTGGAGCCCTACACAAGCTGATATTGGATTGAATTCTGCATTAGACAACCTAAGAAGTAAAAATCGTGCATTAGGAATTCTAGCCACCAAAGCCACACAACTAGGCATGAACAAAGTGAATGAAGCTGTCACCCGTGCTAAAACTGGATTAGCCAGAAACATTCCTCCTGAGGCATTGGAAGCATTCCGTGACACGGAAAATACTGTGTTTGGAGTGCGACTGCATGATTGTTGGCCTCGCTCCATGAATGTGATGCCATTGGGTTATGATGCTGTGGGTGTAGCTCGACTCACCATGACATTCACCTATCGTCACTGGACCTCAGAAGTGAAAGGTGCAGATACATTTGATGTAAAAGCAGCCAACATTCTTAACAAGAATGTTGTTACCCAAGGAATATCAAAGTTTATAAACAAAACCACAAAAAGAACACCCAACGAATAAGAGGTTGATATATGATACCACAAGTGAAAGTGCCAACTTTTTCCATGACATTGCCAGTATCCAAAGAAAAAGTTGACTTTAGACCATTTTTAGTTAAGGAAGAAAAAATTCTGCTGTTGGTGAAAGATTCTAGGGATCCCAAAGATGTGGCCAGAGCCATAGGTGATGTTGTATCCAGTTGCACCTTTGACAAAATGTCCATCCACAAGTATTGTCTGGCTGATGTGCAATATGCCTTCATTCAGATTCGTGGCAAGTCCATTGGTGAAGAGTTGGAGTTGAATTTGAAGTGTGGTAGTTGTGAAGGTGGCAACAGTTTCATTCTGTCTGTGAATGATTTTGATGTGTTGAACAAAGATGTGAGCAATGACATCACCATGGGTGACATCACCGTTAGAATGAAATCTCCCACCATTGAGCATTACACCACGTTGCTATTGAATGATGACATGGAGACCATTTTTTCTGTGATTTGTGGGTGTATTGAGAAAATCTATTCAGGCGAGGAAGTGTTCATCAATGAACCTGGGTTTGAGAGTCAAATTCAAGAATTCTTGGACAATCTTCCCTCAGAAGAATTTGACAAAATCAAGCAGTATTTCAGCACCATGCCTATGTTACACAAGAACATAGAATTCACCTGTAAACATTGTAATGCCAACAATCAATTTATAATTGACGGGTTATCAAATTTTTTTTAGTAACTCTTTCTCATGATACTATGGAGAATTTCTACAAAGTGAACTTCATTTTGATGCAGAACCATAAATATTCATTAACTGAGTTGGAAAACATGATGCCATGGGAAAGAGAGATATACATTTCAATGTTGTTGAAGTATTTGGAAAAACAAAATAGCTAACAGGAACTATCATGCCTTCAGGTACCGCTAAATCACGTAAACGTCCCAACGTCAGTGAAGATACGTTAAAGGAAATCAAACGCCTTCTCACAGGAGATGCAGTTGACTCCTTCAAGCCTGCCACATTTGGTGAATCCTTGAAGTATAATTTTCTTGGTGTGACACCCCAAAAGGAAGAAAAGGCTGGGGGTTTTGGTAAAGCCTTGATGGCAGAAACACAAAAACAGTTTCGTGAATTGTTTGGCATCAAAACCACAAAAAAAGAACGAGAAGAGGAAGCTGCTAAGATGGCAGAAGAAGTGGAAAGAAAAGAAGCTGAAGCCAAAAAGAAAGAAGCCCAAGAAGCCAAAGAAAGAAAGATGCGTGAAGATGAGGTGAAAGCTACCCAGAACTCAGCAAAAAACATTTCTGTTGTGGCCACCACCTTACGTGCGGTGTTGCGTGAAGTGAACACCATTCGTCGTGTGGTGGAAGGAAGCATGAAGCGTGAAAAGGGTGGTAAATACCGTGATACTGATACTGGTCGTTACACCACTTCAGGCATAGATGTCCCCACAGCAGCAGAAGCAGATTCAGGTGATGAGTTGGTGGCCGCCAAACTGGAAGAACTGTCGGAGAATCAGGGTGGGGGTACTGATATAGATGTGAATCTTGGAGGTGGCCCTAGAA